CTGGTCGCAACCCGGGAAGGGCTGCGACCATCGCGCTTTGGTTGCCCTGGTAGCCGTCGAACAGCTCCGTGGGGATCTGCAGCGGCGCACGAGCGCCGAAAAAACTGTCGGTCCAGCTGCCTACGAACACTTCGCCGTTGCCCAGCTGGTGCCAGGTGAAGTCGGGAATGCCGAACACCCGGGCCAGACTGTCCATCGCCTGATAACCGGCGGCCAGGCTGTAGAAGAACGGCGCCTTTACGCTGGCGTAGGGCCGATCGGGCACACGAAAGCGCAGGCCAGTCTGTTCGCTGACCTCGGCCAGCACAGCGCGCAGATCAACGTGACGCAGGTTCAGCGGCAGCGGGTTGGCCAGGACGGCGGCCAGCTCGCGGCAGAACAGCACCTGCTCGACAGCGTTGGCGGCGGTGCAGCGCTCGACGTAGCCAATGAAGTGTCGTTGCAGCGTGCCTTCGTTGTAGCCGATATCCAGCGTCACCAGGCCTTTCACCGGCACCGCGGATTGGATGGTGAACGTCGCCCGGCCGGGACTGGTGGCGTCCAGCCGAACGTCGTCTTTCACCAGGGCGATCGGTGCGCCATTGATCGCCAGAATCTTGTGCAGCTTCACGTCGGCTCACTCCCGCCCAGCCACTTATCCACGCGGCCCAGCACCTTTTCAAAACCGCTCAGCGCCGGGTTGTCACTTGATGTTCCACCGGCACCGCCTTCGCCGACCGCACTGCCCGGGGCGCCCTGGGCGTTGACCTTGTTGCCGACGCGTCGGCCTTCGACCTTTTCCGGGTTCGACTCGCGTTCGCTCAGCGTGAACTGCACCAGCCAGGCGCGCAGGGAATCGTCCTCGCGGGCGCTGATGCCATCGGAAAACTCGACCTGGCGCACGCCGAAGACCTCGGCCGAGTCGTTGACGACGCGGTACAGGTGCAACTGGCCGCCGCCGGCAGTGGCTTCGGCCAGGCGCATCAGATCGACCAGTTGGGACTTATCCACAAACGGAATCATCAGGGAGATGGTCAGCGTCTTGGGCTTGAAACCCTTGTGGGCCTTGTCCGTGTTGCTGGTCTGGCCGGACATGTCACCGCTTTCAATGCGCAGGTTGGCGGTCACCTTGAGGTTCTTGCCTTGGACCTTGTGGCCGTCGAGTAGCAGCGTCATAGGCCGACCAGCTCCTGGACAAAACTCAGCCCTTCTTTCGAACCGACCAGCATCAGGCCAGCGCACAGCACCCATTCGTGCCCCGGGGTATCGCCGGCCAGCAGCTCGCGCCGCAACTCGCTGGTATTGCCGGGACCGATCAGGCGAGCCCGCATGCTGACGTCAGGGTTTCCCCCAGCCAGTAGGTCTTTCAGGTCAGCCAGTTGTTGATCCCGGCCCTGTTGCTGGGCCGCTTTGCGGGTCGCCAGGGCGGCCAGATCGCCCAGCGGCGAACTGTCGGCCGCGTAGCTCTCCAGCACCGCCAGTTGGCCGGCCATGGACTGCTTGGCGGCCTTGACCACCGTGCAACGCTCCAGGGGCAGCGCTTGCCAGCGCGGCAATGGTCCGGCGCCAGGGATCTCCCACTTTTCGGTTTCCAGCTTCGTCAGGTGCTGGGCGCGGCGCTCGGTGCGCACCAGGTCCGGGATCGGCAGCAAGGCGTTGAACCGCGACAGGCTGCTGGCCAGCTGTTCCAGGCGCGTGCCCAGGAACAGAATCGACAGTGCGTATTGCGGCCCGGCCGGGCGCCCGGTGTCGGTGACGTCCTCCAGTTTCTTGGCCAGATGCTCGAGCACATTGGGCGCTGACAGAAAACACTGATAGCCGCGTCCCTGGCCAATCCCGCTTTGAAACGGCGTCACCACCAGGCACGCCGGCGCTTGGCCCAGCTGCTCGGTCAAGGCCGCTCGACCGGCAGCGATCGCACCTTTGGCTGCGTCACCAACCGGCCCCGGGTTGGTGCTGGCCAAGCCATTAAGCCCGGCCAGGCGCTGGGCCGTGTTGACCAGCTCGCCGCCGGCCAAATCCTTGGCGGCCGTCAGGCCTCCCATCCATTGCGTGGCCTGTTCTGGCCAGCGCATGGTCACCGGCGCCCAGGTCATGCTGGCGGCGTCCAGGTGATGGCTTTCATAGCCTTCAGATCCTTGTCGTCCAGGGCTTTGGCCAGGGCCTGCCTGAGGCTGTCAGCGTGCTGCATGGCGGCCTGTTTGAAGCGCACCAGGTCCTGGCTGACCTTCTGTAGCTGGGCGATAGTGTGCGGCCGAAAGGCTTTCACCTGGTCAGCGTCATAGCAGGGGTAAACGTCATCCAGCCCCAGCAGCACCTGGCCGTTTAAATCCACCTGGTCGTCAATCGCGCTGCTGTAACGGTGCACCTCGCCCAGCGCATCCGAAGTGAAGCCGCCGGCGATGTACTGGCTGCACGCGGCGCCGATCGCCTGCTGCTTGTTGTCATACAGCGCGGCCAGCACGACGTCGATATCGTCGACCCATTCGCCGTCCTTCCAGACCTGGTTCGGTCCGGGCTTTTTCAGCGTGAAGCCGGCCGGGAGCGGTTCAAACCCATCAAGGGTTCGTGGTTCGCCGGTGTCGATGCTGTAGACGATCACACCGCCGAAGTAGTCCACCAGTTGCCAGGCCTGGCCATTCCACCAAGCGGCTTTATGTTCAGGGATCGCCGGCGGCGGGGTTTCCACACAGCCGCCGGGAATCAGGTACACCCCCGGTTCCAGGGGCGATTCGTAAGCCTCCACCGCGCCGATGTAAATGCCCAGGTGGTCCGCCTGGTAGACGAGTTTGTCAGTCATGATCGATCTCAATACTTGATGCAGAAAAGAAGGGCCAAGTTCTTCGGACGGGTTTCCGTGCCGCCGGCAGCGGCGACCGTCAGGGCGTGGGTGTGATTACCGCCGGCCCCAATGCCGACGTTGTGCCCGTGCAGGCCGGCGCCATCCATCCCGATGTTGTGCGCGTGGTTCCCAGCCCAGGACGTTTCGTGCGCGCCACCGGCCTGTTGAACGGTGTTAGCGCCGCCTGCACCTTGGCCGATACCTGGAGCGCTCGGGGCGCTATGGTTGTGGGAGCCTTGGGCGTCGGTCCAGGCGCGGTGGGCGTGGTTACCTTGGGCATCGGTCCAGGCGGAGTGGATGTGGTCACCGACTGCGGCAGCCGAGGCTGAGTGGTTGTGGGAATGCAGCATCATGTCTTCGAACGAGCCGAACACACGGTTCGGGTCCAGCCCGCGACCATCGTCCCAGCCCCGAGGGAACAAGCCCCGCATATCGGGCAAGGTGAAGGTATTCACGCCGTCGCCGGCGCCGAACGTCGTACCGATGCGGGCAAAGAGGCTGGCAAAGCTGGTACGGGACACCACCGCGCCGTTACAGGTCAACCAGCCCGTGGGCGCTACTTTCATCGCGAAAGCGGAAACCATCCCGGTCATCGAATCGCCGACCTGCTGTTGCAGTTTGTTCAGCGCGGCGGTGGTGGCCAGAATGTTACTGCTGTTGGTCGCCGGGTCGTCGCTCTTGGCGTTGGGCAAGTTACCCAGCTCGACATCCTCTTTCGTCGTCGCCCGGGCGCGCAGATTCTCATAGTCACCATTGCGCGCCGCCAGGTACTCAATGAGTGCCCCAGTAATCGGTTGAGTCGGGCGCAGGTCGACAATGCTGCTGGAGGATTCAAAATCAGCCAGCGCGATGCAGTAGTGGCGAACGCCCGCAGAGTCGGTGTAATCGGCTTGCTCGCCGTACACTACTTTCCAGGTGGCCACCCGATCGTTCAACTTACGTTCCAGGCAGACGTCAAGCCAAATCCGGCCTACGGGGATAACACCTGTGACGATCAGCGGCTGGGTCAACTCCACGCGAATACCTTCAATGAAGGCTAAGCCGGAGCGGATCTGGAACGCGGTACCGACCTTTTCAAACGTCAAAGCTCCAGCGATGAAACAGGCACGGCCATAAATGTTGCGTACGGTAAGGCGCGCGCGCTCATCGATCCCAGCCAGGCGCACAGTAAAGTCATGCTGCCAGGTGCTGGCATCGATAGTGACGCCAGTCAGTTCCAGGGCACCGTCGAATGCCACCAGGAAGTTGCGGGTGACGTTGTTGCCGATCTGCAACGGTGGAATGTTCTTGCGCTTCTGCTGCAACGGCACGGACGACACGGCGAACAGCA